AGCTTGGCCATTTCCAGCTCGGCTTGGCTGCGAACCTTGCGTGCACGGATGGGTGCCAGTGACTCGGCCAGCTTTTCTTTGGACAGGGCGATGATTTCTGCGAATGGTTTGAGTTTCATGATGCTTCTCCAGTGAGTAAAATTTTGTTGTCTGCTTTGCTGAGAAAACTCAGCGGGTCTTTGGGGTCAGGCTTTGGTGCTGCGTTCACCAGCTTTTCCTGCTGTTGCGCTGGGTTGTAGTACGCAGCGTTTTGCATCCGGCGACACTGCTCCTCTTGTTGTCGGCGATAGTGCGCTTCGCGCTCATACACATCCATCGCCGTCATGCCATACGTGTCGCGGTTGATGTCGTAGTACATGCCGCCTTGTATTGTTCCAATTGCCATGTGCGTCTCCTTGTAGGTGGGGGGAACCCGTAGTTGGCGATTACTTACCACGGTTGATTGCGCCTCAGACTTTCGCCGTTCCCCCGAATCAATTACTCGTCGTCCCAATCGGCAACGATGTCGGCCAGCTTGCTTTTCTTGGCAGGCACGGCGCTCTCTTTGGCTTCAGGCTTGCGCACTTCAGGCTCTTCGTCCTCGTCCACCACAGGGGTGGCTTTGGCCTTCTTGGCCTTGGGTGGAGGTGCAGGGGCTTCGTCCTCTTCCTCGACTTCAGGAGCTGGTGCGGGCTTGGCCTTCTTGGCCTTGGGTGGGGGCACTGGAGCCTCTTCCTCTTCCTCAACAGGCGTGTCCTTGGGCTCAGCCTTAACAGGGGCCGGACGCTTGCCGCCAAGGTCCATAGGCGCTGGCTTGCTGACGCCCACGCCGTCGGCCTGCGACACGGTCATGATCACTGCTTGTTCAGCGTCAGTGGTAGCGCCTTGGGCCTGTGCAGACGCGTACTCTTCGTCGTCCAACCAGCGCATGGGGGAGAAGAACAGCTTGGGGGACTCGGCCTTGGTGTCGAAGCGCATGCGCGTCACGACCGTGTCAAGGTTGACAGGAGGGGTCTGTGCCGCCAAGTAACGGGCGTAGGCCTGCAAGGGGCGCTTGTCGCCTTCTTCTTTGCCAAACAAGCTGGTGGCCGGGAGGGCAACCTGCAGCACGTCACCGTCCACATCATTGGCCAGCACAACGGCGAGGCGCTGCTGGTAACGGCATGCACGACTTTGGCCTTGGCCGGAGCCTGCGATGTTCTGCACGCACTTGGCGCAGCTGGTGCCCTGTGGCTCACTGATCGACTTGTCGGGCGTCTCGCCATCGTTGGACCAGCAGTCAGGGGGAGTGGCGGGGGCATCTTTGTCATAGCTGGCCGCGTAGAACACGCGTGCAACTTTGGGCGCTGCCTTGACGATGATCACGTCGAGGTGACGGTCTTCAATCGAGGTGACTTCCTTGCCCCCGGCCACCAGACGGAACACACCGCCTTTGATGGAGATGCGCTTGGTGTTGATGCCAGCGTTGCCCAGCAGGGCCTTGGTTGTTTCGGACAGCTCTGCGTTGCGTGCAAAAGCAGGGACGTTGGACGCGTTGAACATGGTGATGTTGCTCATCTATTGGCTCACTTGGTTGGTTTACGAACTGACACTGAGTACTCGGAGTTCGAGTTCAGACCGGGCGGAACGGTGCCCGGATTTTCTTCAAGGAACTGGCGCATGTTGCTTTGGGCAATACGCTTTTCCAGTAGGTCCACGGCATCTTGCTCGACCACGAACTTTTTGAATGAGTCCCAGTCTTGCGTGCTGTAGCGGGTGTTGACGGAAAGCACGACCGTGCCTTCCGGTGTGCGAACCGATGTGACCCCCATGGCCTTCATCTGGTCCTTCATGGCGTTGGCCACTTCGTCCTGCACCGCTTTGAGCTCTTCCACTTTCGTGTCGTACTCTTGCGTGAGGGTGGCAATCTGCGACCGGACCTTGCGGTAAATTTTGGCAAGGCGGTCTATCGGGACGGTTTCATCTGACATTTGCTTCTCCTAAAAAGCGGTTTTGTTTGTCTAAGGCTTGACACTTTACCTGTGTTTTTTGGCTTCTACAACTCCTTTCCATCATTTATTTCTGTCTTGAACATGTCCGTCAAAAGTGAGTTATCGCTCACTTTTCCTTCAAGCGCCTTGAACATGCGCTTCTCGATGGCGGACCCTTGGATGTGGATCACCGTGACTTTGTCGGACGTCTGGCCCTTGCGGTCGGCACGGGCGCAGCACTGGATGTATTGCTCCACGCTCATCAAGGGGCCATAGAACACCACCGTGTCGGCTGCAGTCAGCGTGATGCCGTGGGCAGACGCTGCGGGCTGCATCACCAGAACGCGCGGGTCTGGGTCGTTCTGAAACCGATGAATGATCTGCCCTCGTTTGGAGGGGCTGACGCTGCCGTCGATGATTTCTGCCGCAATGTGCTTCTTGGTGAGGTGGCGATGGATAGCTTCAATGGTGCTGGTGAACAGCGCAAAAATGATGACCTTGCGCACAGTCTCTTCAAGCACCTCCTCCAGCACCGCCAAGCGGTTCGACGCGTCGAACTCCACCACCTCTTTGTCGTCGGTGTACGCTGCGCCGCAACTGATCTGCAAGAGCTTGCTCACCGCCACGCCTGCATTGACGGCGCTGATGGTCTCCCCCGCCGCTTGAAACAGCAACTGGTCCTTGAGCAGGTTGTAGTACTTGGCCTGCTGCGGTGTAAGCGGCACCTCACGCGTCATCGTGATCACAGGGGGCAGGTCCAGACACTGCGCCTTGGTAAAGCGTATGGCCGGTTGCAACGCGTCGAACACGATGTCCTTGGCGTCGGGCTTGGCCACCCACTTGTACATGGTCAGTTTGTTCATCACCTTGTCGCGCCACGCTGTGAAGAACTTGGGCACGCCCTCTGGGTTGACCAGCTTGGCCAAGCCATATGCATCCACAGGCGACTGCGATGCAGGTGTGCCCGTCATCATCCACAGGTACGTCTCCGGGGTGATGATCTTGTTGAGTGACTTCCATCGCTGGGTGGTGGGCATCTTGTACGCATTGGCCTCGTCCACAATCACCAGATCAAAGCGCCCGTCGTTGACGATCTCGTCTGCGATCAGGTTGAGCCCCTCATAGTTGATGATGACGATCTCGTAGTCGTGTTGGATGAGCTCAATGCGCCGGGATGCTTTGGAGTGGTGGGCGATCACCGCAGAGCGGTGAATGATGCTGGAGTTGATGTCCCCCATCCACGCGCTGTGCATGATCGACAAAGGGCACAGAATCAGCACGCGCCGGACTTTGCCCAGCTTCATCAGGTAGTCGGCAGCCCACAGGGCGCTGAGCGTCTTGCCGGTACCGGGTTCGCTGAACACAAACGCTCGGCGGTGCATTGTGAGGAAACTGCCGGTCTCCACTTGGTGCGCCATTGGCTTGTAACGGCCGGGCCAGTTGTAGCGTTTGGTTATGGGTGAGGGCACATCCTTCACACCCAGATTGCGCAGCACCCTTGCCTCATCCAGCCCCCAGTAAACCGCGACCTCATAGCCACCCGGCACAGGGATGACCTTGTGCTTGGGGATGATGCGGTACTTGTCGGGGTTACGGGTTCGGAATAGCAGGGCCTTGTCTTCAATGATCTGCAATTGCTTCTCCTCGTTTTTATTTTGAGCTGGCGCGATTCTTGGCAATGCTGCGCATGCGCAAATTGCTACGCGCCGATGTGCCGCCACTCTTGAGCGGTTTGATGTGGTCGACGTCTTTGCCGTCGCCCTTGCTGGCTACACCCTCGGCCTCCATGATGCGGCGTGCCTTGACGCGTTCACCGCGCTTGGCGACCTGCTCGGGCTTGCCGTGGAACTCAGCGTATTCTTTTTTGTAGTCACGTTTGCTGGATGGTTGTGCCATGACTGGCTCCTCAATGCTTGGGGTTGAACTCGCAGCCAGTGCAGGGGCACCAGCCGCACAAGGGTGTCTGGTTGGGGTTCCAGACGTTGCTCTCGAAGCATGCCTCAAGCCGCGCCGTACGCTCCCGGTATTTCCACCAGAACTGGTCGGCCTGCCTGCGCTGCATCTGCATCTTGACAATAGATTCTTTGACGATGAAAAGCAATGCGCTGTTGACTTTGCGGATGTGGGGAAAGTGCGCAAAGACCATGAGGGACATGAGCACCAGCTGTTCGCGGTCGGGGTACTTGTCGTTGCCCGTTTTCCAATCCCCCACCCATGCGGTCAGGTTGTCGTCGTCGACGATCAGGATGTCGGCAATGCCGCGCACCCACACGTCTGGCGCTTTCCAGTTGGTGGGCTTGAGGTCCACGGTCAGCGCCATCTCGTACTCGGCCAGCTTGCGCCCGGGCTTCTTGAGCATGGCGTCCACCACCGGCTGGAACTGCGCGTACTCTGAGGGGATGGGCTTGTTGTCCCTGATGTAGAACTCGATGGCTTCGTGCACCTGATTGCCGTAGCGCGTGGCCTCATTGTCTGTGAAGGGGTGCTTCTTCAAGACCTTGACCTCATGGTAGCGGCGGGCACAGCCCTCGAAGTCTTTCAGAGCGCTGTGGCTCCATGCGTGTTGTTTCATCTGATTGCCTTTGTGTTTTGGTCGATCCATTTAAGGTGCTCGCCCGTCTCTGTGTACGCTTCGATCGGTATCACGCGGATGTCGAGCTCGCCTCCCTCTTTGTGCGTCATTGTCAGCACGCCCACGCCATACAGCATTGCGTTTGCAATCATCTCTGCGAACAGGTCGTCATCTTTCATGCAAACTCTGCTGTGTTGATTGCGCCCGACAGAGTGCGGGCAAACTTTGTCACGAACTGCTCGTTGTCGTACAGGGGGTGGCCCATCTCGAACAAGGTGGCATGCGTCAGCTCGTGCCAGAAGGTGTCGCTGAACTCCTCGGCGCTGTACTTGCGGTCGGTCACGTTGCAGTGTGTGGCCACGGTGATGGTCTTGTCTGTGTAGTCCACCTCACCCATGCGTCCTTGCTTGGGCATCGTGCGGACAAGCCGCACGGTGTACCTTGAGGACCACACGGTGAGCGCGTGGGGCAATGTCATTTTCTTCATCTGCTTCTCCTTAATTTTTAGCCAGCCCATATCGACGGTGTGCACCACCGTCAGCGGCGAGCGGTATGCCCGGCAAATAGCGCGGCTCCACGGTCATCTGCGCCAAGACCCACGTCTTGGCGGCTTCGACCTCAGAGTCGGGCACCACAACAATTTGCTCGTCATGCACGGTACCCGCTACGAAGTATCGCTTTGACGTCCTCAACATCCCATCAGTCATCACGCATCTTGCTACGCCTTGCGTGACGTTGTTGGTTACTTTTCCTCCATACAGTTTAGTGCGGTTTTCGCCGTACGTCCACTCGGTTTGTTGTTTGCCTGTTTTTTCATCACTGTAGCGCCGCACGTTCAGGTTGGCGTAAGTCAGGGGCATGCCGCTTGGCATGATGATCTCGCCTTTGCGGAAGGTCAGGCACTTAAGTGAGTACTCACGTCCCTTGTACAACGAGTCCTCGATCAGTCCGCTCATCAGGTCCCAGAACGCCACCACCGGGGTGGCCGTGGCGCGGTACCTGTCGATGATGGCCTTGGCGGCAAGGCAGTGAATCACCAGCTCCCTAGTTGTGCACGTGTGCGGGATGGCCTCGAGCTTCTCGACGTTGACATCCCAGTCAAGGAACTTCTGCGCTTGCGCTGCGGTGACCCCCAGCTTCTTTGCAAAGGCTAGGTCATATCGGACAGGCGGAGCGCCGAGGAAGCCGACCAACAACTGCGACGCAAACGACGCCCACCCGAGGCCGTAGCCACACCCAAGCAGAGCGCTTTTCGCAGACTGCCGCAGGTCTGGATGCTCTTCTTTTGAAAGGCCGGGTATGTTAAACATTTGAGCGCCAAACGTGGCATAAGGGTCGCCGCCAGCCCGAAAGATGTCCAGCAGGTCTTCGTAATCCGCCAGCCACGCGAGTACTCGCGGCTCAATCTGCGAGAGATCGCCAACCACGAGTTGGTGCCCTTGCGGAGACATAATTGCTTTGCGCAAGAACGACCCTCGTTTGAGGTTTTGCATGTTGATAGCGGAACCACGCGCCGCAGTCCAACGCCCCGTTGACGCGCCGAAGTAGCTAAGCGGGACTGGGAGCGCACCCCTGCCCGAGATGTCGAGGAACCGCTGCGCACGCGTACGCTCGGTCGTTGACTTAACCCGAAGGCGCGCTTCACAAAGAAGGGTAACATCCTCACGTTCACCGTTGAGCAGCGCTTGAAATAGCGCGTCATTTTTTGCAAAAGCAAACGCCTCCTTCCCCGTGGTCTTGCTGATTTTTGTAGGGGGCGTGACGCCCATGGCAGACAGTATTTCTGCAAACTTGTTGTTCGACGCAAGTGCAGCTTCTTCGATGCCGAGCCTCTGTAAAAGTCCCTCACGTTTTTCTCCTTCTTCAGTCAGGGCGTTGATCAGCATGCTGCGGTCCAGCTCGAGGCATGCCCGGGTGTACATCTTGAGCGTCATGTCGATGAGGCGCAGCTCCTTGGTCGGATAGCTCCAACCGCCGAGCCCAAAGAAAATCTGCTCACACAACCATGTGTCGTGGCAGCAATACTCGGCCAGCGTCTCCTCCACATCGGCAGGCAGCTCGTCCAGTATGTTCTCGGATGGGGCCAACCCCTTGCCTTTCTCTGGCAGGCCAAACATGGCGGCCAACTTTGCAAGGCTGTTGCCCACCTCAACCCCACGCAGGGCACGGCCCATGGACAGCGTGTCCATCAGGAATGCAGGGTGTACGTTGTAGTGATGTGCCAAGATGAAGGCATCGAACATGGTGTTCTGCGCCATGAACCCAGTGCGGCTCCAGTCGATGGACTTGAAGAACGCAGGCAGGTCTTTGCGTGTCACCCACACCGGCATGTCATCGCTGCCCAGATACTTCCACGACAGCCCCCATGCTTTGAAGCGCGGGTCGCGCACATACTCCTCGTTGGTCTGTGCCGAGAACCCCAGACGAATGTCTGGATGACGGCCCCACGCCGTCTCGAAGTCGCCAACAATCACTTGGTCAAATGGTTGCGTGTTCAATTGAGCATCTCCTTGGGTGGGGCATCCGCTGTAACGGTTGCCATAAGTGCTTCATGGGCTTTGCTGACAATTTCAGCAGCATCCATTGTGTTTGCGCCTGCGCTGAACATTGCCAACACATCATTCTTGTGAAGGAGCACGACCGCTTTGGAAGACATGTCATCGTCGTAGCAGTCTGCCAGCTGCAAGACAAGCGTCGCAAAGTGGTCGCGTTTTTCCTTGGAGCAACCGCTCAGTTTTTCGAGTGTTTCTTCCCATCGCTTTTGTGTCAGCTTATCCATGCTCGCAACCTTTCTTCCAGTTCTTCTAGATTGTTTTCACGGGCCACGAATACGAACCCGCCTGCGTCTTTGATCCACTGAAGCTCGCGCTCCTGAAGGGCCGTGGTCTTGCCCTTGCCTGCCTTGCACTCGATGGCAATGAAGCGGCCTTGATAACAGCCGATGATGTCGGGGATACCCGAGCGTCCCAGCCCCATGCCCGGAGGCATGAAGTGGTAGATGCACAAGCGGTCCAGCATCTTGCGCACCGCAGCTTTGGCCTTGCCTTCAGGCGTTGTCGCCATGTTGCGCCTCCACAGGGTCATAGGTCAGCTTGAATATCTCATCTTTGCAAGGGTAAAACTCCCCCTGCACGCCCCTGATGATCCAGTCGCCGGGGCACACAATGTGACCGCCCTCCAACGTGTCGATCCAGCCATGGACGTGCATGATGTTGCCGCAGTGTCTGCACGGAGTGGCCCCAAAAACAAAGGGGTCGCGGTAGCGGCGCACCGCATCGCCCTCCCAGTTGAGTCTTTTACGCTCTTGGCCGTCGAAGTCGTTGCGGTAGTCAAGCGGGTGGTCCCCGTTCTTGAACCATCTTGTGGCATCGATGACCACGGGTTTTTTTCTATACTGTGCCATCAGACTTCTCCACGCTCGTGAAGCACAGACATGCCGATGTACACCAGCGCGCCAAAGACTTCGGACTCGAACGCCGCGCCTTCGCGGGTGCTGGCAGCCTCCTCCAGTTTCTTGGCCGCTTGGCCCGTGGCAAAGCCTCGGCCGTGCAGCTTTACGTAGTGGGCCCACGGCTGCTCAAGGAACGGCGTGCGCGCGCCGCCATGGCGCTCCCCCTTGCCA